CTCGTAGTCTGGTTTTTGCATGTAGTACAAAACACAATTACCAGCCCCCATGAAGTACGTAATCTTGCGGCTTCTCCGCTACAGAACGGACACGGCTTAAGTTTCTCTGTCATATCAAAAATCCTTCATCTCTGTAACTGCTCTTGAAACACTTTTGCACCGTTGATCAACATATCGTTGAAATCCCCGGTTTCAGGCCAACGAATACTGACAAGCTCCACATCGTTATTACTGAGTATGTTTTTATTACCACACTCGAACGCCGCCGCGAGTCCCGTACCGTTACTATCTCTGTCAGCAAATATAATCAAATGATTAACTCCTTTCGGTGCGCGGAATTTCCGTAAGAACCCGGCATTCAGAGTTGACCACGTGTTACAGCCGTATATCTGTTTGCACGACAAAGCCGTTTCTATCCCTTCTGCTATCCCTAAAGTTGAAGAGACTGGAAACATGCGGATAGCAATGGAATTAGCAAAGTTAAGATAGTTATCTTCCTGTAGTTTCAGCATGCGCTTATTGCCATCGAAATCGGCTTTCTTTTCCCCATCCAGTATCGTTCTGTGTAGATAGCAACCCGCCCCTTTATCATCTGTAGCAATCGACCAAATAGCCTGCTTATTCCCAAATGGCGTTTTTTCTTCCGTATTGAAACGAATATGGCCGGTCGGTAATTCGAATATGCCGCGACTGAACAAATAATGTTGAGCTGCAGTATCTTTTAGCGGGAGTAATGTTGAGAACTTGCTGATGACTTTTACGCGGGTTGTTTGAGTTTCTAGCCGTGGCTGCTGCTTATTATGTCCCCCGTTGTAACTATTTCCTATCAGTGAATCAATTTCCCTTGCCAGCGTCTTGAAATCCTTTCCCTGAGTTAATTCTAGTAACTTCCACCCATCTCCCGCCCCGCAGCTACATATCCATGATCCCGTCCCGTCCTTGTCATCACATCGATATTTTCCCTTTCGCTTGCATGCAGGACACTCTCCTGCATAGTGCTTTTTTCCTGTAACAGGGGGTAAGTCGTAGTATTCAAAAATTTCAGGCCACCGCCCTTTCACTGCTTCCACCGTTCGCATTTTTCTTCTCCTGCATCTTGGCCCATGCGATTTGTTTAGAACGAATGAAGTTGTAAACCTCCGGTGAGATTTCAATTAAGTGATCGCTTAAGCCGTGCGGCCAGACACCGAACTTTTTCTTGTAAGTATGAGCGCACCAGCCATCAGAGATGGGTTTCCCCTGATTTTCCCGCTCACGCTGATAATATTTAATTTGTGACCACCAGCTTTGTTTCTCTTCTTTGCTGTAAATTCGCTCGTTTTTCCCTAATTTTTTCAGCCCGCGAGACTCATCAACATCAACGTTCTCACCCATTAATGGCTTGAAACCGCACTTCGGACAAACGTAGATTCCGGCTGGCTTCATGTAATGACAACCAGGGCATTCTTTCGGGATCTTTTCTTGTTTGACTTTCTCGCTAAAACTTGATGAAGATTTCATGCCGTCGTTTTTTGAGGGCAACTTGTCATATTCGATTTCGTCCGGGAAGCCGAGAAGATGAATAGAGCCAGAATGATCGAATATCAAGCACTTATCTTTACCCGATGCTGTACGAAGCCCTCGACCAAGACATTGCACCCATCGGATTTCTGACTTTGTAGGCCGGGCGTAAATGATGCACCGGACATCACTATCAAACCCGGCAACAAGTACACCGACATTGACGATGATTTTTGTAGCGCCAGTTTCAAACCGATTGATGATCAACTGCCGTTCGTCGTGCGGGGTTTCTGCTGTCATTACTTCGGCGTTAATACCCGATTTGTTAAATTCAATCGTGACATAGTTAGCGTGCTTAACATTCACACAAAAGCAGATTGTTGGCCGGTCTTCGCCGTTCTCAAGCCAAAATTTAACGATGTTACCCACTAACGTTGAATCGCCCATAATTTCAGCAATTTGTGACTCGTTATAATCGTTACCAAAAGTAGCTAAACTGGTCGTTTTTACCCCGGTCAAATCCGGCCGGTCGGGTGCGTAAAACTCGTATTTGCTCAAATCCCCAATGCTGATTAATTCCTTCATCGTCGTGGGCTTAATCAACTTCTCGTAATATTTACCCATCCATGCAGCGAACGGGGTTCCTGATAAACCGACAACACGAATATCGCTATCTCTGATGATTTCTAGTAGCTTGCGGCGCTTCATGTGGGCCTCGTCAATGATCAACAGGTCGATGTTGTCTGGAAATTCACGACGAATGAGCGTATCCGCTGAAGCAATCTGAATAAGTCGTTCGGCGTCATGTAGTGGATGATTTCGCCAAACGTAGCTGATCTGGTCGGCGGGTAATCCGTATTCGACAAACCGGGTTGCTGTTTGATCCAGTAACACGGTATACGGGGCAACGAACATGACGCGCATTCCGCGAGAAACAAATCCCTCTGTGATAAACGCGGCGATAGCCGTTTTACCAAATCCCACACTAGCCGATAATAAAAACGTCCGGTGTTTTTTCCACTCGTGACGAAGCATGTTAAGCGCGGTGACCTGCTTAACCTTCGGTGTTATATTTAACATGTTAAGTCCTTCGAAAGTCGGTTCGGAATCGCTCGCCAAAGTTTTCCGAATCGCTTTTGTTGATGATTTCGCTACGTTTCCTCTTCAAACGTAGCGGGAACGGTGAATGAATCTGTAGAAACACTTGCAGGGTTCAATCTGTATTTCACATTTCTTGCCCGGTTTGATTCAGCAAAAAACAGCGCGGTATCTCGTAACTCACGCTTGCCCTTCCAAAAACCATCCGGGTTTATTTCATAAACTTTGCTATACCTGCTGCGTATCATCCCTGAATCTTTCAGGGTTTTTATCGATCTGTACACCGCACTTTTTGATAAGCCGGTCTGTGAGATGAGCGTTGATACATCGACCATCAGCGCCCCCGTCTCTTTGTCCATGTCCTTGATCATTCTCAGATACAAAATTATTGTTGCGTTATCTCTCTCCTGTGCACATTTTGTAATAAAATCAATACCTTTATCGTATGCCTGAATGAATATATAGCCTTTAGTCTCATGATTGGGTATAATTTCAACATTGTGTATTTTTGACTGTTTAGTCATCACCTTACCCGCCAAATTACTTATAACCCATTGTTTTTAAAGACTTTCCCATACTGTGGGACAATTTGTCCCATACTGTGGGAAAAACGCATTTTTAACTTACTGATTTTAAACATATTTTTAAGTCGTCCCTTCTATGATTCTATATGTCAGATTCTGTGACTCGATCCGCCGTTGACCTTTGTTTTTCGGTTTTTGGCCTTGTGCAAACTTCGACTTTCAGCACTTACCAGAAAAGACCTTCCACAGCGTTTTATTTAGCACCTGTGTTTAAGCGGCATCCGGTATGGGCTGGTTGTTCTGGCTAGTGCCTGTTTTCAGCAACTCATTTGGGGTTGTTACATACCCTTGACTGAAAGCGGCATATTTCCTGACAAACTCCCTGAGCCGGATATTTGCCGCTCGTCTGGCTGCATTGCCCTTTCGATACGAAATCGGTTCCTCATCCCAAGCCGCTTCATACACTTCTGAATAACGTACCGTAATTTTTCCGCGAGTGGATGGATCGAGCTGTAACAGCATTTCTCGTATCCATTTCTCATCATCACGAAAGAAATTCGCTGGCATCAAGACATTGACGTGATAGTCGAAACTGTCCATAATCACCTCGCTAGTGGTATCGGGGAAAGTGAGAGTTCCCCCGCTTGATTCACATTGAAAGTTCGATTTGATTAGAAGCCTCAGTAACAGTTGGGGCTTTTCTTTTTGGGTATCTGATAAGCTCTAAAGCAGCCAATAATGCTTTTGCATCCTCTCCTGTGATCACAACGGATTCATCTTTCGAGTCATACTCAATTGCAACTAAGAAACGAGCCATCTTTTCGATAAGACTGATATCATCAATTCGTTGTGGTCGTTGCCAGCGTGCAATTTGGGATTCATGAAACCCGATAATTTCGGCGACATTCCTCGCGCCTTTCAGCACCAGTTTTTTAATTAATCTACTTTCCATCTCTCGAAACTTGCGTTCCATTGCGCTTTCCATATGTTAAATTTCCTAAATAAGTTAAATTTATAGCCTTGATTAAGACTACGCTCCCCGATAAGCAGGGAATCCCTATTGCTTAAATAGGGAATCTACACTTTGCAGCGTAGGAGGCTGATTGTTAAAGAGCATTAAAATCAGGCGATAATTTCGCCAAATAATTCAGATAAATCAGGTCTCAATTGGCACGCTGGAACTAATCCGTTTGTTGCACGCTCAATACGCATGGCATTTGTTGCAGATGGTTTTTTACGCCCATGCAACCACGCCCAAACAGATGGTTGTTTTACGTTACATATGTCAGCAAGAGCTTGCTGGCTGCCAACCATGCCAATAGCCCGTTCGATCAACTTATTCGTCATAAAAAATAACCTCCACTGTTGAATCAGAGCAAATAATAACTATGGCTATTCATAAAGTAAAGCTTTAGTTATTTGACGAAATATAGCCCAAGCTATAAATTGTGTGATATGGAAAAAATGAAACTTGCAGAACGGCTAAAACTAGCCATGAAAAACAAGGGCTTTACTCAAGCCTCGCTAGCTGAGGCTGTTAGCATGTCTCAGCCCAGCGTTTGGAAACTGACATCAGGTAAAGCCACCAGTTCCAGGAAAATAATTGAAATAGCAAAAACTTTGATGGTTGACGCTGAATGGTTAGCGACTGGAAATGGCGACATGTACGGCAGCTCAGGAGGGCAATCGAGCGATAACACGATTTCATCACAAAATAGTAACTATGAGAAACAATTTAGTAGTAAAAATTCTCCGTGCTCCTATAGAGTGAATCTACTGGATATTCAAGCGAGCGCGGGGTCCGGCGTGATTGTTAATTCTGAATTTATCGAAACAATATGTTCAATTGAGTATACCGAAGATGAGGCCAGGAAATTATTTGGAGGCAGACCAGCCGATTCAATAAAAATGATTACAGTCAACGGGGATTCAATGTCAGGAACATTTGAACCGCGAGATCAAATTTTTGTTGACATAACAAAGCATCATTTTGATGGCGATGGTATCTATATTTTTATATTGGAGAACCAGCTATACATCAAGAGACTACAGCTACAGTATAAAAAATTAGCGATTATTTCAGATAATAAGAAGTATGAAACTTGGTATCTTGATGAAGAGGAAGCACAAAAGTTATACATTCAAGGCAAGGTAATGATTAGCCAATCAATTAACTATAGATACCACAGTTAGTAATCAAATTTTAGCCCCGTAATGGGGCTTTTTTGTCCCCCTTCCCCAAAAAGACCTTATCTAAATCACACATCAAAATATTAATTAAAAAAATATATCCTTTTCTATCAACGATTTAATGTCTTTTTCTATTTTTATATAACTTTGGCTATTTACATCAAAAATAACTTTGGCTATATTAAATCACATCAAAGGCACACAAGATAGCGAACAGGCAAGGAAAGCCCACGAAGTAGCCGCCCGAGGCGTATGAATATCGGGATGATTCGCAAGTGCTAAGAAACAACGCAGTACAAGTAATAACAGGAAGCAGTAACTAAAGGGATGTTCGCTCTTTAACAATATGACAAGTATGCCGCGAGGTGTACACACTTTAACTACAAGGACTCATCATGGTTTATTAACGCGGTTATACCGCTGCCAGAGCCTGATAAATTCAGGCTACGACGACTGTAGATAGGTCGAGTTCCCACGGCGACGTAGTGAGGGAAAGGAGGCATTCAGGCATCACTGAGTTCCGGTTAGCGCCCGGTTAACGCATAAGTACGCTATAACACTCCACCGCTTTGCGTTTGCGGCGCGGCCACTGCGAGAGTGTGGTAACTAATGAGGTATCTATGAGTGCCAAACAACGTTGTAAGTTACGCAGGAAGAACCAACGTATGGAAGAGCAAAAGACTCTTAAAGCTAACCGCGATCTTGAAAGAAAGATCGTCACCACTTTAACGGGATGCTCAACAAAAACATTAAAGGCTCTTTCACTGTCAGTTATCAAACAAAGCAAAACAGTAGAATCATTTAATAACCGTTTATTACCGAATACCTGGCTTTATTCAGTTAGATAATATATGAGGATTTAATTATGAAAATCAGTAAATCAACAGTCAATTTCTCGAAGCAAAGAGGAATTGAAATTCGTGAAGGCGCTTATGAAATATCTGTCAGCAGAATTGTCAATGATCTACTCTATGTGCAAATGTTTTCTATGATTAGAAATAGAGAAACATTGATTTGTTGTAGTAATTTACCGCTTCCACAAAAATTAAAAGACGAATTCCGGGTAATCAAATCAGAACAACAGCTGAAAGAGATGATTCTCTTGTTAGAGAAAGAAATAGCTTACGGTTACATCTAATTAATCGCACAAATTAGCTAATTACAGCCCATTTAGTGGGCTGTGGTGAGTTAATTACAGAGAGGCTAATCATGGAAATAGTCAATCAACAACAGTAACAGCGAGGGTATAAATATGACTCCACAAATGAAATTTGCGGCTGAATGTAAAGAAAATTTTGAACGTTATCGTCAATGGGCTATATCCGAAGCTCCACGCTCTGAAATCAGACGTCGTTTAGCTAAGCTATGTTGGATCGAACGTAAATATTATCGTCAATGGTTGGCTCTCAGTTGACTAATTACAGCTCATTTATAGTGGGCTGTGGTGAGTTAATTATAGGAGAATAAAAATGGAACTAACAGCAGAACATCAGAATTATATGAAATGTATCGCAAATGATATTATCAATCTTTTCGAAGATAAAAATCAGTTGCTTGAAATAGTAAAAGAGAACGGAGATTTATATAACTCACTTTTCGAAGCTTGTACTAAAGACTTTTTCAAGCGTCAAAAAGATATGTGTGAAATTGTAATTACAGATATGTCAAAATGCTCAAATATAGTGCCACTTGCAATTCTAAAGCATATGCAAGATAACAATATGATTGCATTAAAAGTTTAATTTCGCCGCACCGGGAAATAACAGGAAACATCGGCAGGGATGCCAATTATTAAATTAACAAACAAAGGTATTTATATGGAAATATTAAGTGAGAAAAAACATAAAGATGAGATGACATTAAGGGATTATTTTGCGGCTCAAGCCATGCAGGGAGATTGGGCTTGTCAGGGGGATGATACGGGTATGTTTCTACTTAACACAACCGACGATACGTTAAATAACATCGCCATTCTCTATTACAGAATGGCAGATGCAATGATGAAAGCACGAGAAAAATAACAGGAATTATCGGCACGGAAGCTATTTATTAAATTAATACTAGGATGACATATGAGCGAAAGAGATTTTAAATACTATCGTCTAACTGGTGATATCGTTAAACAAATTGACGATGAGTATCAAATTATCGAAGAGAAGCGCGCGGAAGTTATTAAAGCCGCGAAAGATAACATCGGCGCAAAAGGGGCGACATTTCAGCATGGGTATGGCGTAAATGGAACGTTAATAGAAAGATTTGCTTTTCCAATAGAAAAAGAATTTGATTTTGCTGTAAAAATCATTGTGGAAAATGATGAATTAAAAGTAGTTCATGCAAAAAGCAATTCAAAAGCTGGGAAGGAATTTAATAAAAAGATTTCTGATTTAAGAGAAGAAACAAACAGGAAGTTAAAGAACCTACCCACTTACAAAGATTTTCTTATTGAGAAGTTCAACATTAGTTGCACAACATTAGGAACTCCAAAACAAAATCAACGCGGCATTCCGGTGCTATCAACAGTAGCAGGAAAGGCATCAAAAGATAAGAGCATTATTTTATTCGCCATTCCTAAGGCAGAGAAAGAAGGTTGGGATAAAAGGCCACAAGTTCCTGAATGTTTTGAAGAGATAACTTACGGTACTTTTTATGATTTAATCGAATGATTACTTCGCCACACTGGGGGAAAATAGGGAAATATCGGCAGGGATGCTTTTTCTAAATTACAGAGAGGATTAAACAATGTCAGACAATAAAAGACACGTGCACGCTGAGTTAATGTTGCAGTATGCACAAGATGCTTTGAAAACCGATGAGCCGTGGAAGCTGTGGGAACAATTATGTGGTGGTGAAGAGTGGAGAACTTTAACTTTTCATCCGCAGTGGCTCATTAATTCTCTGTATCGCCGCAAGCCAGAGATGATAACGGTCGGCAAAGTGAGTTTTCCTAAGCCTGTTGATTATGAATTGAATAAAGGAGATAAATACTATTCTGTAATAAAACCAATAACAAGTGATGAATTAAGTTATTTGACTTGGTACAGCGATAATCTTGATTATTTATATCTTAAAAATGGATGTATTCATTTAACGGAAGAAGCCGCTCAGCAACATGCAACAGCATTAATCAAAATAAATAAGGGTGAGTTTTAATAACATGGAGTTTTGAAGCCAGCGGAGGGCTCATGGAATATAACAGAGGTAATAAAGTATGTCAGATAAAAATGAATTAGTTGTTATTGAAAAACAAAACGCGCTCTCTGTATTTACAAATAACGATGCAATAGAGCAAATTATTAATCAAATTGAAAGTGAAGTAAAAAGAATTATTCCAGATTTAACAACAGTAAAAGGACGAAAAGAAATTGCATCACTCGCTTATAAAGTCTCTCAAACAAAAGCATACATTGATAACATCGGGAAAGATTTAGTTGCCGAATATAAAGAAATACCGAAAAAAATTGATTATAGCAGAAAGCAAATTCGCGACAGACTTGACTCTTTACGTGATGAAGTTCGTCAGCCATTGACAGACTGGGAAGCCGAACAAGAGCGTCTTGCTCTTGAAGAAGAGGCTCGAATAGCAGCGGAGGAACTGACAAAACGGGCTGAAGTCGATCATGAGATTGCTCTGTTAATGAATGAAAAATTTGATAGAGAACTGGCTGAAAAGAAAGCTGCTGAAGAACGCCAGCGCCTTGCTCGTGAAGAAGAAATTAAGCGTCAGGCAGCAGAACAAGCCAGGCTTGATGCAGAGCAAAAGGCACGCGTAGAAATCGAAGCCGCAGCACGACGCGAAGCTGAAGCAAAAGCAGCCGCAGAGCGGGCAGAACGTGAAAAATTGGAAGCTCTAGAACGTGCTGAGCGTGAAAAACAAGCTGCAATTGATGCTGAGCGGCGCAAAGCAGAATCCGCTGAGCGGGCCCGACTCGCTGAAATACAACGTCAGAAAGACGAAGAAATGCAGCGGCAGGCTGACATTGAACATCGTAAACGCATTAACAATGAATCTCTGCAAGAGTTAATTAAAGCCGGAATTCATGAAGAGCACGCGAAGAGTTGCATCAAAGTTATTGCTTCTGGAAATACGACTCATTTAAAAATCATCTATTAATTATGAAAATAAACAAACATATTTTTAGTTTAGCTCAGTCTAAAGCCAGAATGGCACATAATATAGATAGCCAAATAATATGGAATATAGCAATGCAATATTTGAGATTAGCATATGAGTATGATTAAAGAGTGGCTCTTTGCTATGTTATATCCGTCTTGTTTGATTCTGTTTGCAACAATTATTTTAATCTTCGTGAGGTAATTATGCTTATAGTCAATTGTGACTCTTTTAAAAGCTTTACAAAAAATAAAGGATTTGAGATTGAGGTTGAAGATGGATATTTCATAACAAAAGGAACTGCTGCGGAAATCATTGGAAACTCTAATCTTTGCTTCAACGAAATAAAGGAATATTTCGAGCGAAGGGGATACAAAATAGAGGCTTTGTAATATGAACCCATATGCTGTTTATGATGACATCGAAGAAAAGCGGTTAGAAGATGAGCACTATGGGGAAATTATATTAGAACAACAGGGCATGGATGCTGAAACCATTTATAATAAACTTCCGCTCGAATCCACTAAGCTATTCTCAGATATAACAAATAAATATTTTGGCAATATATTTGAAGACAATATCGAAGCAATGAATTTGCTCAATAACTTCTTATATGAAGTTTGCTTATTAATAACCAAAAAAGAGGAGGTTACGGTATGAGTACCGCTTTAGTTTCGCTAACAGAGACGCTAGCAGAAAAATTAGGGATGAAAGTTCAAGAAGGGGAACTGATTGAAACATTAAAGGCTACGGCTTTCAGGGGCAATGCAACGGAACAACAATTTGTTGCCCTGCTTATTGTTGCCAATCAATATAACTTGAATCCGTGGACGAAAGAAATTTACGCTTTCCCAGACAAAACAGCAGGGATTGTGCCAGTTGTCGGCGTTGATGGGTGGGCAAGAATTATCAACGAAAACAAAAATTTTGATGGCATGGAGTTTGAGCAAGATGATGAGTCATGTACATGCAAAATTTATCGTAAAGACAGAACTCACCCGACAAGCGTGACTGAATTCATGAGTGAGTGTAAGCGTTCAACGCAACCATGGCAGTCTCACCCAAAGCGAATGTTACGGCACAAGGCTATGATTCAATGCGCCCGGCTTGCATTTGGTTTTGCTGGTATATATGACCAGGACGAAGCAGAAAGAATTACCGCTGGAACTGCGACTGAAGTCATTAACGGACAAGAAAGTCACATTGATCGCCAGGTGTTGATCACTCGCTGTGAAGAAGCTGCAAAAATCGGCATGGAAGCATTTCAAAAACTATGGATAGAGCTCTCACTGGAAGAGAAAAAAATCATCGGCAATATTGAAAAAGAACGGATTAAAAACAGTATTGCTATTGACGCTGAATACAGTGAGGTGAGCAATGGAACAGAAAACAACTGAATGGTACAAAGCCAGGTTGGGGAAAGTAACGGCTAGTGGGGTGGCTAACGTGATGGCTAAAACTAAGAGTGGTTACTCCGCATCTCGTCATAATTACATGGCAAAACTCATATGTGAACAACTTACAGGGAAGTATGAGGAGGGGTTTAAAACTGCTGCAATGGAACGCGGTAACGAGTTAGAAGCAGTAGCAAGGGAAATGTATTGTCTTAATGAATTTGACGCCACGGTTAGTGAAACGGGATTTGTTGAACACCCCAGCATTGAATTATTCGGTGCGAGTCCTGATGGGCTAGTAAATGACAATGGATTGCTTGAAATAAAATGTCCTAACACATGGACACACATTGAGACAATTAAGACACAAAAGCCAAAGCGTGAATATATGCTACAAATGCACGCTCAAATGATGTGTACGGGCCGAAAATGGTGTGACTTCATCAGCTATGACGACCGTTTACCCCCCAATCTCTCATACTTCAGGATGCGGATTGATTTTGATGATGAGCTTGCACTTGAAATTGAAAAGGAAGTCACCGCTTTCATCAGTGAACTTAAGGATGAAATTCAAAAACTCACTCAATTATAGGAATAGAGATGAAACATGCTCACGACAATATTCAAGTCGGAAGAATTTATTGTCCATATTCTGATTTCCACAAGGGCTGGTTAATTCCGGGAGGGGAAATAACCAAAAATCCGCTTGCAGCATATAATGCCGCTGAGGAGAAAAGCAATTATCTTAAGTCTCTTGAAGACGAATTAAATAGACTTGTGATACAACAATCCAAATAAGGACAATTATGATATATGGCGAAAAATTTAATGGCGACCCGTGCCCTCAGGGGCACACGCTAAGATACGTGTCTAATGGTAGCTGTATTGAATGTCAGAGCTGTAGAGATAAAAAAAGGAAAAAGAAAAAAAGAGAAATCGAGAAAAAAGTAAAGTCGTCTGACTTTACTCATAGCGTACTTATTATTGGAAATCCTGAAAGATGTAAGGAAAAATAATTAATTCAATGAGGTGATTTATGGCTGTGAAGTTAGAAATTCTTATCTCGTTTAATGAAGACTTAAATAAGCATCATGTTGAATACTCCACAGCATTTACTTCATGTAGTACGCATGAAGAGCGACAGATTCTTACGGAATTGAGAACTAAGTTAATTGCTGAAATGGACAATGAATATATTGGCAATCGTTATATTAATTAATAATAGAGGTGACTATGATGCAGAAAACACCGTGGAATCCAAGTGTTAAAGCAATCCAGCGGGTTAAAGACCCGTTACCAATTCCGACAGAATGCAGATATTGCAAAGGCGACGTAACAATAGCAAGTCACAAGGAAGTGTTCGGGAGGAATTATAGCAAGTGGCCGTGGTTATATATTTGTACTGAGTGTAGGGCTTATGTCGGCATGCATCAGTTTACTTGTATCCCACTCGGTACGCTGGCAAATAAAGCAACTCGGAACGCTAGAATGAATGGTCATTATCATTTTGAGGAAATGAGAGAAAAATGTAATTTAGGGCGAACGGACGCGTATAAATTTCTAGCAAGAAAATTAGGAATTAATTTCAGTGAATGTCACTTCGGCTGGTTCGATATTGACACGTGTTATCGAGCGAAAGAAATTTGTGAAAATATGATTATTAAAAAAGGTAATTATCATGACTAAAAATACAGAATCTTTAATATCCGCATGTCACGAGTTAGCAAGAGTAGCAAGCTGTGACGATTATTCAACTTTAAATGCGATTTCAGATAAATTGAAATCTCTTCAAAAAGAAAGCAATGATTACAAAGAAATGTTTATTGATTCTTGTAAAGGTCTTGCTGCTATAGCTCGCGCTACTGGAATTAAAGAAGAGAATGATTCAGGTTCGCCGGGTCAAGTAATTGATAAGATTAACTCAATGCTTAATATAGATTGGAATTTCACAGAGCATCCAGATATAAAAATCGGTGAAGGAATAAAATGCTGGGCTTATGTTGAACGAGCTATACAAAAAACTGAATATGTTGGACTTGATGAGGAAACAGGTAAAGCTTGTTTTAATAGAACAATAATCGATCATAAACGTTATGTTACTACTTTAACTTATCAAAACAAGCCAAGCCCCACGGGAGAAAATATTTTGTCATATTATGATGACATTCCTGAATGGGCAACACAAAATGATGAATATGGCTGGGTTCATAGTGTGGGTTGGTGTTTAGAATATAATCATCCTGATTACACTTATTACTATGAAGAATTAGATAAAAATCAAAAAGTTTTAGCGTGGGCAGAACTTAAATATCCATTGGCACCGGAACTAGATAATGAATGAATACTTATGCCATCACTTCTATTTCATCTGGAAACGAATGTTCAAGCGATACATGATAAATACTCTCGTGTATCGCGGCACTAATTTATCAGAAGCAAAAGACATTGCTGCATGTGAAATTGAAACATATTCTAAAAAGCGTGGATATTGGA